CAAGAAACCGAAGATTGAACGTGCTAAGTGGAAGGGGGGCGCCGCCCTCTGAGAGCTGCGCACCGTTTTAGCATCAGAAACCTACTCCACTCCTTTGACGGCTGTCGTTTACGACCAAGGGAAATTAGGAGTAGACCTGGATGACAAGGACCGCGTGGTTTTCAGCAAGGAAGACCCCACCCCGGTTGATTCTAAAACGGTTTTGGTGGCCCTAACGTTGTTTCCGTTGGGGTATCAAGGCGTTAAGTTTGGTGCGGGCCACTTTGCGCGAAACTCAGAGCACTTTAAGGTGGCTTCGGCCCTTTGTCGTGTTTTGGCACCTGGAGTTCCAGACCCTCAACCTTCGGTTATGGATAAGTTTCTCAAGGTCAGTCGTTTTTTGAACGACCGTATCTTAGAGGACTTGTCAACCAAGGTCAGGGTTAGGGAGTTTAGTGTCAATACTGAGTTTGAGCGCTTGCGTGAGTTGTTAAAATCTAAACCAGTCAGTCACACTGTGATGATCCTAGAAGAGCGCGATAAGAGAGAGGTGATGATGAGCAAGGAAAAGAGGTTGGGTTGGTTCCCTAAGCCAGAGTGTAACCACAAGGTTCACGAAGATGACTTAGATGGAAACAAGCCACGTGGAATATACCCCATGACTCTTGAAGAAATGCTTGTCAACGCTCCTGTTCTCGAAGCGGTTGAATGGATCTATAAAAGTGCGCCACTGTTTGGACACCACATTAAAGCCTTATCGTTTGGCGAAATCTGCGAGTTAGTCGCCGTCGCAACTGAGGGCCATATACACGCCAACACGGACTATTCGTCTTTTGAAGCTTCCATCACAGGTTCGATTTTGGAAGCTGAAAGAGACTTGATAAGTTCAGTGTTGCGTTTGTTAGGCTACGAGGAAGCGGCAGCCGCCTATGAGCGGGGTGGGAAACTGCCCGTATGGTACAAAACTGCCATATTTCGCTTTTTACACGTCTCCCGACGCAGTGGTACTTATGAGACCGCCGGGGGCAACCTTATGTGCAACCTGTATGTATTCTACACTCAGGCGTATGCCAGATATCAATCCTTGACTGGAGACAGTGATTTGAACCGTTGGTGGGCGACGGTCGACACTCTCCAATTTATAATGGAGGGGGATGACGCCGTTGTTCCCGCTGAGATTCTCGACACTCGAATAGTCGCTGGTCTTGGAATGAAGCTATCTGTGGACGCCAAAGGTGAGATGGTCGATGACACCGACTTTCTCAGGAAACAGTACTACCGCAACGGACATGTGGTAGGAAATGTCCTGAGGAGCATGCGCTCGTTGTACACAATCACGTCGCAAAGATATAGCCTCCGGAAACTTATGTTTCTGGCTAGATGTACTGCTTGGTCCATATGGAGCAGTTTGCCTGGCCATCCCATTTTGTGGGCGGTTGTGCGTCGTGTCGAACAGTTAACTAGAGGGTACAGTGCCTTCAAAGGTTGGGAGAAAAAGATGGGATGGGGGCGGGCCGATTATGGGCCCCCCCCGGACCGTTTTCCCGCCTCGTACTGCACCCAATTGCTGCGCCAACGTCTGGCGTGCATCCGAAACCCCCTTATTCCGGCCATTTCTATCCCGGAACAAGTCACTTTTGAGGCTCAAATCCTCACTTGGCGCTTGGGGGAACCGCTTTCTTTACCAGCGGTTTTCAGTGCTTACCCTGAATTTCGGTCTATGTTGACCTCCCCCACATCCTCTCAGCCGGAGGTGAACGGGGACGCCACTCGAGCCTGGAAAGACATCCTGGGCCGTTTGGGGGTTCATCTGTTGTGAAGTCGTGCACCACAACATTAGGCCAAGTTAAGGGAGCCTATCGAATTCCTTACCAACATTGACCTCAGCAGGTACTCTGTTTGTCCTTTACTGCTGGTGTGGTCCTCTGTCATTTATCACGAGAGGAAACGTCAAAGTCCTTTGACCACACATGACTAAGCTCTGAAGAGCGCTTCACGAAGGTCACCCTTGCAACGGG